GAGCAGCACTCGCGGTCGTCGCTCCGGTGCCACCTTGAGCGACAGAAAGTGGTATACCAATGGTTGAAGTATCTGCATCGACCACATTAGTACCATCGCAATATAAAATGGCTCGCGCTGAATTTGAAACCGTAACGCCCGGACTGGCTTGTGCCGAGGTGCGAATGCCTAAAGTGTATGCACCAGTTGTTTGATTGCTAACCCAATACTGCTGAACCGTCGTTGGCACAATAACATCACGATTTCCGGTCAAAGTGCCAATAAATATATACGCAGTTTTGTTAAGTTCTGCGGTTGAAAGCGTGTAGTTACCAGTGCCAGAAATATCAATTTGAAGAACAGTAAATGCGTAAACGGAGGCTTGACCAAAACCAATGGTCCAAAACTCAACACCGTCCGTGATTACAATCGCGCTATCACCGGGTGAAAGTATGAGCGTTGACGCACCATTAATTAATTCAGAGCTGCTAGGATCAAGCGTTAAATCACCCGTACCTGCGTTACGAACATTAATAAACCAGTCGTTGCCAAGGGTTGGCGCAGTATCAAAAGACAATGTGCCCGCCCCGCCCGTCCACACCAGCGCCTTAGCTCGATCACTAGCGCCTGCCGTATAGTTAGTACTAAAAGTGCTTACCGGCGTTGATTGATTGAGTGTCGTGGCAATGGCTTTGACGCCTAGCCCCGCTAGCGCAGCCGCGTTGGTGGATGATACCGAGGCGCCGTATTGGAACGCCCGCCAAGTACCCGCAGCGGTGCTGTTGTCTGTCAGGTAAATCTGGAAGGTCGTGCCCGACTGCGGAGCGCAAATAACCACTCCTGTGCTGGTTTTGACTTGGAAAGTTTGAGCGCCAATGTTATTAAATAACACTGTTTCACCCGTGCTGGCTTCTGTCGCATCCGGCATCGTGATGACAAGACTGACCACGGTTGCATTAACATCCATGATGGATGCCACAACATTGGTGCTTGGAGCAGTTTCAAGCGGCCAGTCCAAAGTCTGGCTAACAGTCAGTGACGCATAACGATAGGAAACATCGCTTGGGTAGATGTTTGTGCCGCCGAAAGTATTGGTGTAGGTAGTCACTTATGCCTCCCGGCGATTTGTGGATCGGTCAATGATCTTTTGAAGATCTTCGCCATTAAGCGCAGCCAAAGAACGATCATAGTACGATTGCCACAACTGCACGCGCTGGTCGTCTTTCACAAAGGGCGTAGCCTCTACTAGAGACCCGTACAACAGAATGTTGGGAGCAAACTCCGAAAGCCAATTGGTTTGATTGTTATCATCCAAAAGTGGCGGCAATTCGTAATACAGTACTTCCAAAGGATAAGCCGCTGCCGGAGTTGGCGCAAAAATCCAGTGTTTGTAGTCGTAGTCCGCGTAAAACTTTGGGGCACCCGTTAAGGTTTCGTTGGGCCAGTATTGTCGAATGTATTCGTAAGAACGCGCAAAGACGGGCGTATGAACATTGTTGCCCGTGCCCGTTCCGTAGTTGATGCTGATGGTATCGCGCCAGCGGTCGGGTTTTGGATACACCGCAACGCTTGCTTGCATGGTGCTGTTAACAACCGTTTGGAACCCTTGAATCTTCAGCTCACGAGAAATCCGACGCTCAGCCAGCGTAATAAGCCGGGGAATCTGCTCGTAGACAATAGGGTCTGTTGCCCCGCCGCGCTCAAGGTAATTGCGGATGTCCGATTGCAAACTGGTAAATGTCATTGACGCAGGCATACACCTCTCCAAATCCCGCGTCTTACCAGTAGGGCAAGACTAAAAAATGTTAATAATTAGTTAACTTTTCGCTCAAAGTGGGGGACATCCTTGAGGGATTTCCAAAAGCCACCCCAATTGTTTTTAGGATTCAAACTTTCCCAATACAAGCCTATAGGATTAAGAACATCGGTATCATAAACCAACTTACCGTCTTTGAAAAAGTTCAAGTCAATAGCGCAACGCTTCAAGTGCATGGAGTTCATCGTCCGGCTGCGTCCAGCGCGAACATGGATTTGCTGTTGCTCCGGAGTACGATAAAGTTCGCCCCCGGTAATGACAAATCCTTGTTGCGTTGCGTATTCAACCAATTTTACAACATCCAACAAGAAAGCCGCTTGTTCTGTAACAAGACTCATTTGAAGGCTTCCTTTAATTGCTCGTCCTTGTCCTTAGAGCCTTGAGAAGAACCAAAGTAGTAACTCACAATCTGAGTAGAAATGGCCGACAAAACACCCAAGATGTAAATCAAGATATCTTTTCTACTTGCTTCTACCGGGGTGCTGTCAAACATGACAATTCCAAATAGGGTAAAAGTAATAAATATAATCCCAAGCGCAAGCATGGGCGTTACGATCTTGTTTAAAAGAGGAGCTTCTTTAGAAGAAGAAATTTGAATTTCTCTATCTCGCGCTGAGTTGGTATCTTTTATATAAAGATCTACTTTTGCCAAATCTAATTTGTCTTGTTCAATCTGAAGTTTAAGAAGCTCTTCTTCATGCTCCATCTCTGCAATCTTGACCTTAACAATGTCTTCTGAAGACATATCAGGCTTGAGTTCTACCCCGAGTTTTTCTTCAACAACCTTTTTGCCTTTTGCCATAACCGCATTGGCCACAAGGTTTAGTCCGTTCGTTAGCAACGGCTGTAGTATAGGAAGAAGTGCGGCTGGAATGGGCATTATTTGTCTGCCTTTGAATCTAACTTGTCGAAAATCTTACCTAGCATGGATTTGATGTCGTCAATGTCCCTTTGGTAGGTGACTTGAGTTACATAGTTAAGCGGCATGTTGCGTACATCTTTATCAAGACGCTCAATAGATCGTGAGATGTTATTCAAAATCCAGCCTCCCATGAAGCCGGATACTCCCACAATAATATTGAATAGCATTTGACCGCTTTCCATGATTACCCTCTAATCAACTTCCAGTTGTTCCACACCACCCAGACATAGAGAACACACATCGCGGCAGTGATCGGCCAGAAGTTCACATACCAAAGCAATCCGATGGCGATGAACTTGATGATGATCATCACGAACAAAGGATCGAACTTCTGAAACAGATGATTCAGAAACGGGTTGGCTTCGCGGTGACCCATTTCCAACGCTTTGATCGTGGTATGAATGTCTCCGATTTGCAGGACGCAAAACAGAATTAGGAACAATGTGTTCACTTGGGTGGTTCCTTTGATTCAGCCTTCGGCAACAGCGGCTCAACCTGCGCTTTCAGTTTCGCCCAGAGCGGCCCTGCGCCTTGGCTCGTCGGCAGGGTGCCGAGCAAATTGACCACCGCCACAGCCTCTTCTAGGGTCATTTCCAACTTAACGGGTTCCATTACGACACCTGCGGGGGGAGGGTTGACCATGCGTTGTTGGCGATACCGAGATACCACGGCTCTGCGCCCAGCACCTCGTTCGCTTGCGGATCGTTGACGGCAAGTACGCAGCGCCAATACGTTTGCGAGATCACCTCGCCATCCTTCAGCACTTCAGTCGTCTTGCGAACGCCGATGCTGCCGTTGGACTGCACGTTAAACTCGCTGATGTACACATTTTCAGTAAAAACAGCCATGTTTATCTCCTATGGTAGGACTGTCCGTCTGCACCGTCCGATGCAGATAATTAAGCAGCGGCATAAATCATTTCACAATTAAATGTATGATTATTTACCCATGTACAAATAACAGTTGCTGTTGCAGCGTTGTAATCTACGACTCCACCAGTAAATGTATTGTTGCTTACATTTGCTACAGAAAATGGGGCAATTTGCACGTCTGCTTGTTGTTGTGAAAATGGCAATCCCGAAACATTTGCATTTACCGCAGTTCCAACTGATGACGCTGAAAACTTGCACCACGCACGAACGGTATCGCCTATTTTTGTATATCTGCCGTTAGTAGTTACTGTATTTCCTGCTCCAAAAGCGCCGCTGCTAGCAGTTACCGTCGGCGTCCAAGTCCCCTCCTCATAATCATCCAGCGTGTTCGCGTTGGACGATGCCGATTGCGTGGCGGGGAAGGTGATGCCGTTGCTGACTTGAATTACGCCGCCGTTTGCGGTTGCTGTGTTGACGCCGACCAGCAGTTCTCCCGCCGCCGTGATGCGGGCGCGTTCGGTGGGCGCGGTATCTGTCGTTGCAGTTCTTGTTGCAAAATACAAATCACCGTAAGTTTGACCAGTCGAAGAAGTTTGAACGTAGCCAATGATTGCCGGGGTATAT